AAGTTCGAGGCACAACGCAACAGATAATTTAGGATTATTACCATGTCTAACTCGATTTTAACAATCGACATGATCACGCGCAAGGCGCTTGAGATTCTCGAAAACAACCTTGTTCTTACACGTAACGTAAACCGTCAGTACGACGACAGCTTTGCTGTTGAAGGTGCTAAAATTGGTTCAACCCTGCGTATCCGTCTTCCAGACCGCGCACTTGTAACTGATGGCGCAGCCCTTCAGGTACAGGACGACAACGAGCAGTTCACAACTCTGACCGTTGCCAACCAGAAGCACATCGGCGTTAACTTCACGACTGCTGAATTGACCATGCAGCTTGACGATTTCGCAGAGCGCGTTCTCAAGCCACGTATCTCGCAGCTTGCTTCCAGCATCGACGCTGACGTTGCAAATGCGTATGCAACCATCGGTAACACTGTCGGCACGCCCGGCACGACGCCAGCTACTTCGGCTGTTCTTCTTGCTGCACAGCAGAAGCTGAACGAAAATGCTGCCGTAATGTCGCCACGTTATGCCACTGTCAACCCAGCCGCTAACGCTGGTTTGGTCGAAGGCATGAAGGGCCTCTTCAACCCAACCGACACTGTCAGCAAGCAGTTCAAGAACGGCATGATGGGTACAGGCGTACTTGGTTTTGAAGAAATTAACATGTCGCAGTCCATCAAGCAGTTCACCACTGGTACGCGTACCAACGGTACGACTGCTGCTGCTGTAACGGCTGAAGGTGCAACTTCGATCTCGTTGACCGGTTTGGGCAACGCAGGGACGGTTCTTGCTGGCGACGTGTTCACTGTAGCTGACTGCTTTGCTGTCAACCCACAGACCCGTGAAAGCACAGGTTCGTTGTTCCAGTTCGTTGCGCTTGCAAGCGTTACGGCATCGGCTGGCGGCGCTGCGACTGTTACGGTTGCTCCGATCTACTCGGCTGCTCACGCTTTGGCGACTGTCAACACACTGCCTGCCAACAGCAAGGCGGCTACGTTCGTCGGCGCTGCAAACACGCAGTACGCACAGAACCTCATCTACCACAAGGACGCCATCACCTTCGCAACAGCCGACCTTCTGCTCCCACAAGGCGTAGATATGGCTTCGCGTCAGGTACACAATGGCATCAGCTTGCGCGTTGTTCGTCAGTACGACATCAACAACGACCGTATGCCTTGCCGTATTGACGTTCTGTATGGCTACAGCACGATCCGTCCGCAAATGGCCGTTCGGATGTGGGGCTAATTTAATCACGGCCTCCGGTTCGCCGGGGGCCAAACATTTTAAAGGATTTATATCATGGCTACTCTACCTAATGGCGCCGGCGGTTATCAAGTTGGCGACGGCAACCTCGGCGAAGTCACGCTGGGCGTATCCGCAATCCCTACTGCGTACACCGCAGGTGCTACACTGACCACTGCCGATTTGGCTGGTGGCGCAGTTGTTTACACGTCAAGCAGCACTGCTGACCTTGCGCTTCCTGCTGTTACTGGTGTCGGCGGCGTTAACGCTGACATCAGCAGCGCCAAAGTTAACTCGTCGTTCGAGTTTTCTTTAATCGCTACCAGCACTGGCGTTCCTACTATCACAGTAGGTACTGGCTGGACGTTGGTTGGTTCAGGCGCAGGCGTTGCTTCTAAGAGCGTATTGTTCCGCGCAGTTAAAACTGGCGCTGAAACGTACAATCTGTACCGCATCGCTGGCTAATAGGTTTGCCCCAGTTTAGGCTGGGGCAAACATTCCCTTCTTATGGAATTAACTAAGGAGTTATTTTATGGCTAACAATAAACCAATCGGCGTCGCTTATGCCGATCCGATGCTAGACAGCGTTCAGGTCGGCTCCGCAGCCGCCCCTATCGCAATTTCGTCAGCCGGCGTTCTAAACGGTAGCTATGCCGTTACGTCTGCAACTTCAGGCGATACACGTTTGGGCTACTCTCGTTTGACGTTTACTTCGACAGGATCGGGCGAAACTTTTCGTGCGTTTTCAGTCGTAACCGGCGCAAACGCTGCAACGGGCGGTACAATCAACGGCGCGCACATTTCGGCATCAGTCAATACCGGCGGTACTATTTCGGGCGCGGCTAACGCTTTGCGCGCAACTCTTGGCGGTTCGTCCACAACGCCCGGCGGTACTTTGGCTGCTATTCAGGTAGACAGTGATATTCCAAACGCTGTGGGTTGGGCCGGCGCATCTTTCTTGCGTTTCACCAACTCTGGCGCAGGAACCATTGCCAACCTGATGAATGTTCCGGCTGCTATGGTAGCCGTGAAAGGTTCGGCTGCGTTGTCGCACAAAATTAAAATTGTGGCCGACGATGGCACGCCGTACTTCATCATGGTATCGGACGTTTAATGCAAATTACGAAAGATTTTCTTCTTTCGGAAATTTGTGATCTTGAGTCTGAAGTAGAAAAAGCTAAAACTTTTATACTTCAGGCTCAAGCCACAATCACAGCGTATCAAATGCTGATTAATCGGCTGGATGCGCCGAAAAACGAAAAAGGTGCTGAATGTCCGTAATCTATCTCGCCCACCCGCAGCACGGATCAAAAGTCGCTATTTCAGAAGAAGAAGCGTTTTATGATGAAGATTTCGGCTGGGAACGCTATAATCCTAACGCGCCTGTAGAGGCGCCAGTAAACGAAATGCCGGCAGCCAAAGGTCGCCGCCGCACAACGCAGGAAGACTAACCAATGGATACGGCTGGGGACATAATCAACGGATCGCTTAGGCTTCTAGGTGTTCTGGCAGAAGGCGAAGTTCCATCGGCTGAGACATCGCAAGACGCACTGCGCGCCATGAACCAGATGATTGATAGCTGGAACACAGAGCGCCTGTCCGTCTACGCGACGCAAGACCAGATATTCATGTGGCCCGCAGGCCAGCTATCACGCACGCTTGGCCCCAGCGGCGACTTCATCGGCAACCGTCCAGTGTTGCTCGACGACAGCACGTATTTCAAAGACCCCGGCACGGGCGTCAGCTACGGCATCAAATTCATCAACCAGCAGCAGTATAACGGTATCGCGGTCAAGACCGTCACATCGACATACCCGCAAGTCATCTTCGTCAACATGACGTTCCCCGACATTGAAATGTACATCTATCCGCGCCCGACGCGCGAACTGGAATGGCACTTCATTTCGGTCCAAGAACTGACCCAGCCTGCAACGCTGGCGACAGTGCTGCATTTCCCGCCCGGCTATCTGCGTGCGTTCCGTTATAACTTGGCCTGCGAAATGGCGCCTGAGTTCGGCACGGAGCCTTCATCGCAAGTCCGCCGTTTGGCGATGTCGTCGAAGCGTAACATCAAGCGCATCAACAACCCTGATGACATCATGTCGGTACCGTACAGCCTGATTGCTTCACGTCAGCGGTTCAACATCTACGCCGGGAACTACTAATGAAGACGCCGATCCTTGGGTCGGCGTATGTCGCTAGAAGCGTCAACGCCGCCGACAACCGTATGGTTAACCTGTTTCCTGAGATTGTCCCTGAAGGCGGCAAGGAACCAGCGTTCCTTCAGCGCGCGCCGGGGCTGACTGCTCTTGCGACTGTTGGCATCGGTCCTATCCGTGGGCTGTGGACCTATGGCGACTACGGCTATGTCGTCTCTGGCCCGACGCTGTTTCAAGTAGACAACAACTGGAACGCGGTCGCTAAAGGAACTGTAGGCGGCTCTGGCCCTGTCAGCATGGCTGACAACGGCACGCAGCTATTCATCGCTGCTAACCCGCTAGGTTACATCTACAACGCCAACACCGATGTGTTCCAGCAGATTACCGATCCTGACTTCCCCGGCGCTGGCACGGTCGGCTACATCGACGGCTATTTTACGTTCAACGAACCCGGCACACAGAAAATCTGGGTTACGCAGTTGCTCGACGGCTTGTCTATTGACCCGCTAGAGTTTGCCAGCGCCGAAGGCAACCCAGACAATGTGGTTGCTATCTTTGTGGACCACCGCGAAGTCTGGGTGTTTGGCACAAACTCCACCGAAGTCTGGTATGACGCAGGGCTGCTCGACTTCCCGCTGACACGTATCCAAGGTGCGTTCAACGAACTAGGCTGCGCGGCGCCGTACAGCATCGCCAAGATGGACAACCAAGTCTACTGGCTGGGTAAGGACGCACGCGGTCAGGGCATCGTCTACAAGGCCGCGGGCTACATCGGCCAGCGCGTGTCTACGCACGCTATCGAATGGCAGATGCAAGAGTATGCCGACATTTCGGACGCAACCGGCTACACGTATCAGCAGGACGGCCACAGCTTCTACGTTCTGAACTTCCCCACCGCCAACACCACATGGGTGTATGATGTCGCCACTGGCGCATGGCATGAGCGGGCGTCGTTCGCTAACGGTGAGTTTAACCGTCACCGCGCCAGCAGTCAGATGTTCTTCAACGCCACTACGGTCGTCGGCGACTATCAGAACGGCAAGATTTATTCATTCGACCTGAACGTATACGCTGACGATGGCGCACCGCAGAAATGGCTGCGGTCGTGGCGCGCGCTGCCGACAGGCGCTAACAACCTCGCGCGTACTATCCAGCACTCCATGCAGCTTGACTGCGAGACAGGCGTGGGCCTGAACAACGGCCAAGGCAGCAATCCGCAAGCCATGCTGCGCTGGTCGGACGACGGCGGGCACACATGGTCCAGC